TGTGCTCGGTGGTGGCGGCGGCGGTGGTGGCGGTTAGCGCAGCCCCGTGCGGCGAGTTGAATTATCAAAAGGCGACCAAGGACATGCAGAACACCTCACAGATGCGACACAGAGACGATGCGCAAGACGCAATGCGGGACTCGATCCAGGCGATGGCGGCATTGATCGGCCAGCTGCAGCAGCGAGAGCAGGCCCTGGAAGATCTGGTGCGCCAGCAGCTACAGCTGCTACAGCAAGCGGCCAACCGCGCAGACCAACGCGTCACTCAGGTCGTGCAGGATGCACTGCCCCGGCTGACGCAATTGAGCAACCAGGCGTTGACGCAGTCGCTGGAACCGGCGGTCACACGGTTCAACAAGAAGATGGTCGATGCAGACCAGACGCTCGAGCATGCAACCTATCGGTATGCGCAAGCACAGCAATCCCTAGAAGCGATGGTCACGCGTCGCATGTGGATCGGCTTGAGCGTGATCATCATCGGGGCGCTGCTGTGCGTGGGTGTCGCCGCCTACGCGATCAAGGCCGCACAGTCCGGGTTAGCCGAAGCCGCACAGCGTCGTGCCGAGATTGCGTATCTAGATCGCGTCGCCCGCGCCGACCTGGCGCCGTGTGATGCAGACAGGCTCTGCGCCGTTGTCGAAAAGAAGACGAAGCAATACGGCGATAAAGGGCAATATCGCGTGATTGCATTGCGTCCATCTCCTGCGCGGTAAAGACAGAGCCGCCACCATGGCGGCTCATTTCGGGGGATTACAGCACCGTCAGTCGATTGCGTGTCACGGCAGCGTACTTGTCGGTCATTTCGATGCCGAACGCCTCAAAGCCCTCCAGTTGCGCAGCGACCAGTGTCGTGTAATCCCAACTTCCTAACGAGATCAATCGGTTAGACCCTGTTTCAGGTCTCGGATTACCGATTACCTGATTCCGATGGTCACTTGCCGAAATGGGCCTGGAAGCCCAGCCACGGGAACCCAGCCGTTCCCCCGGCAAAGCCCCCAGGCGCGCAGGGATTTGCAGGGGATGGAGGCCCCATTGAATCGCATGGTTCGGTAACAGCAGCGCGGCCTAGGGCCACCCTGCGGGGGTGATGGGGCATCGAAAACCACATATGAAGGCCGCAGGCGTGACGGGGCGACGATTGCGCGCGCACTAATAAACGGGGGGGCTTGGGCTTGAGGGACCAAAATGGCATAGTTGGTATTCAAGGGAGCTCGGGGGGGGAGCTATGAGAGAGTCAAATCGCCTTACAGCGCATGCAGCGGGTAGAGAGATGGCTATGTCTCTAACGCCCGGTAGGTACAACAGGCAGTTCCAGGTGATCGGAACCGTGGATCCAGGTACGGGTTCAGATCCGCTGAGCAGTGCTAGGGACGTGGTGCTTCATTGGGTCCGCCAGAAGAAGCGCTGGCATGTGACTGCCGAGCAGGCTAGCGCTGGACGTCCCATTCATTTAGAAGATGAGGATAGCCTTCGAAGCCTGTCGATTGAATCGGCACCTGGGCTTTGGGCGATTCGCCTGGATGACCCGTGTAGCCAAGTCCCGGGTAGGCAATGGCGCGTTGAACTGGCTTTTGTTGATCAGCCTGGGGGCCGCCCAGCGTTTGGATGCACGCTGAGCGTCATGATCCCGCCTAATCTCTCAGTTACTGGAGCGCCCGGGCTTCCCGCCGTTATTCGGGACCTAGCAATAACCCAGGGACTGCAAGAAGGAGGGAGAAATCTAGATGGGGCACTCTGGGAAATAGACCGCCCACATGAAGTTGATGAGCTAGTTCAATACCTTGAATCAACACAACGAACCTCATCAGTTCTGGTTATAAGCAGGTCGCGCAACGCTAGTTCATTCGGCGCTGCGGCAAGGCTAGCTGAACGTTTGGCCGGACTCACAGTAGTCGCAACTTGTACGCCTGAAGCTGCAGACGAATTGACTGACCGCTATGGGCGAGAGCTGGGTGTCTTCGGCGATGCTATGCGCCTATATCGGGTGGACTTTGATCCAGACGTGGACGACAGCAAGCGTCACCCCCTTTATCGAAGTCCGTGGAATGGAAACTTCGGCGCTCTTATAAAGGCGATAACTTCGGTCGCCATGTTCGATACGGTAGGGACGAAAGATGAAACCAGGGATCTCCCAAGCTTCGGCCTAATTCGTCAGATCGCCGCCAAACAGCGCGTTCAAGCAGCGCTTAGCGAAACCTCCCTTTCTATCCCAGCAATTGAGGAGCTACGCGAGGATCTTGAAAATTTACAAAAGGATATGGAAGAGTGGCGCACCATCGCTTTGGACGAGGAAAAGTTGGCAAAAAATGCGGCTTCGGCCCAGCAGCAAACGCAGGCGCGTCTTTATTTATATTCCGAAAGAATTCGTTTTTTAGAAAGAAAGCTATTCACAGAAGGTCTATTCACGGAACCTGTAATCCCAAACTCGCTCACAGGCATTGGCGATTGGTGTGAACGTCATCTCGCTGGACGTTTGGTCTTAACGCCACGTGCACTCCGAGAGGTCTCTCGAAGTGATCATTTGGAACCACAGAAGATCTATCAAGCATTGCTCCTACTTGCTACCGAGTACTGGGACATGAAGACTCAAGGCGGCGGCCAAAGCAAAACGATGTTCGATGAAGCAGCAGTGCGAATTGGAGTTCGCGTTGGACCGACAGGTGAGGCGGTACGCCAGCAGCGCTATAGCGACGAATACCATGTCAAGTGGGAGGGCAATCGATATCCGCTTGAACTTCACTTAGCAGGGTCTGATAGTCGAGATATTCGTCGCGGTTTGCGAGTATATTTTGCGTGGGAAGAAGCACAGCAACTAGTACTCGTCGGCCACCTCCCGACTCATCTCACGAACACGCTAACGTAGGTGAATGGGCAGGCTTACACTTAAGCCTGCCTGTATTTTTAGCGCAATCGATCCGAAGCAACTTGCAAGTAATGTGGTGTCATCTCGATACCAGTCCATTCATAGCCTTCCAGATGGGCCGCCAACAAGGTGGTGCCACTGCCTGCGAAAGGGTCGATCACCCGCCCGCCAACCTCACAGATCCTTACGAGATGCCGCATTAACTCGGTGGGCTTTCCGGTTAGGTGATGCTTGTCGTTTTTTCGAACAGCTTCTCGAAGAACACCCGGCAGCACAGGCGCACGGCGATCCAGTGGCATGTTGCCCTTGCTGCCCCAGACGATGTATTCGGCCTGGTTCCGGAAGCGCCCCAACTGCGGCCGCACGCCTTCGGTCTTGTCCCAGACGGTGATGCCGCGCCAGGTGAAGCCGGCGATCTGCAGCGCGTCGGTGGTCAGCGGCAGCTGGCGCCAGTCGGTGAACAACAGCACCGGCGCGCCGTCCTTGAGCACACGCGCGCACTCAGACAGCCACAGGTGCATCCACTTCAGGTGCGAGCGCTGGTCACGTTCATCGCCAACGAAGTCGGCGTGCAGTTGCGGGCCGCCGCCCTGGACGTATTTCTGCGATGGCGACTTGGCCCGCGCGGCCGCGTGCAGGCCACCGCTGGCATACGGCGGATCAGTGATCAGCGCGTCGAACGAATTGGCTTGGAGCGTGGGCAGGATGGTCAGGGCGTCGCCCTGGAGCAGCTGGTTTTTCATGGTGAGAGCCTTCTTGGATTCGCTCGCGGCGATCGGAGGTGAGGCTCTCGGCCTTCAGGTGATTGAGCGTGCCGCAACGCGGGCACTTGATTTGGATTTCATCGAAAGCGCCGGCCTTGCACAGCAGGCGGGCGCATTCGCCACAACGGAGGTTCTTGAGCATTGCGTGATCTTGCAGTGGGAATGGATTACGCGGCCGCTGGCGGCGCGTAGGGGGCGAAGGCGATGACCTCATCGCCCACCCAGTCATTGATCTTCAACATGCGCGCCTGCAGCGGTTCCAACTCGTTGGCGGCCCAGACGGCGGCCGCCTCACGGATGGACCCGAAGCCGCCCGCGTTCTGCGGCACGATGCCCATGAGTTGCGGTGGGATCCGCAGCGCGGCCAGCATGTCGTCGCGGGTGATGCCTTTGATGCCGCTGAACTCATCCTTGGCCGCCACCTCGCTGACCGGGATCAGCTTCAAGCCGTCCTTGTTGCCGCCTGGCGAGTACAAGAACAGGTTGCGGAAGTTGCCCGGTCCCTTGGCGCCCTTCATGGCGTTGCGCAGCGCGTCGACGTCCTCCTGGCTCTGCTGCGGGTCGGTCAGGTACAGAATGAAGCCGGCGTGCGAGCCGTTGTTGTAGTACTTGCGGCGGAACAGCGTGGCCGACTCATTGAGCAGCGCCGACTGCATCGCCGGCATCCACTCAGGCAGGCCGTAGAGCTCCTGATCGACATCGGCTTCGCGCAGCTGGAACACGCTACCTGGCTCAAACACGTGCTCGTCGTGCCAGGTGCGCACTTGGAAGTACTCGCCCTCAGTGACGCCGCGCCGCATGTATTTGGACAGCGGCGCAGCCAGCGACAGCGCACCGCCCATGCGGTTGCGGCGGCGCTCCAAGTAGCCATTGCCTAGCGTGATCCAGTCCAGCGACAGCTGCTCGAAGGCCTCGCGGGTCAATAGCCGATGCGGCTTGAAGGTGCGTGCGAGCATGTTGCGCTTGAAGATAAGCCCGGACTGCAGGAACGGATTGCTGCGGGTGGTCTTGGACAGGCCATCCAGCGCCACTGGCGGCTCATACCAACGCCCGTTCTGCCAGCACTCCAGATAGTCCAGCACGCCGCGCCCATCCAGTACCGGCGTCGGGTCGCCAAAGGTGAAGGCCTCGGCGCGTGCGGGCACTGCTGGCGCTGCAGGCGCGGTGGCGGGCAGCTGGTCGGTCGACATCAAGAGATCTCCATGAAGCCAGAGTTGCGCGCGGTGCGCCCTTCCAGCGGTTCGTTCTGCAGCGCGTGGAACAGTGCCCACGCCAGATCCGCGTGGCCGGTTTCTTCCGAGCGGCCAGCGGTGAAAGTAGATTGCCGGCCGCTGGCCGTCATCGTCTTGCGGATGGCCATCAACGATTGCGCAACATCGGTCCAGCCGGCATCAAACTCCAGCCGCTCGTTGTGAATGACGTCGAAGGCCTTGAGCACCAGGCGCGTCTTGACCTCCGGGGAGTAGCTGAAAGTGACCAGATTTGGGAAGAACTGCTTCACCAGCTGCGCCACGCCGCTGCCCATGCCGGTGGTGTCGATGCCGATGTAGGTCACCCAGTAGCGGCGCGTGATGCACTCGATTTCGGCGGCCTGCTTGGCGAAGTCCATGCCCCGAAACTGGATCCGCTCCAGCAACCGGAACTTGCCGCCCGGCAGCTGCGGTGGCGCCACCACGACCAGGCCGGCGGTATCGCCGGTCTCGGCCGGGTCGTAGCCGATCCACACCGCGCGATCGCCATAAGGGCGCGCGGCGAACGGTTTGTAGTCCTGCCCCCATTCGACCCAGCTGTCGACCATGCACGGCTGCAGCATCGCCAGCGGGAAGATGCTGGCGCCGTCGTCGACGAACTCGCACATCAACAGGTTGGCGAACGCGTCCGGGCTGTATTCCTCGCGCAGCTCGTCGATGTCGAACAGGTCGCAGCCACGGCGCTGCGCATCAAGGATGTTGACGATCTGCCGCCAGGCGCGGTCCTGGCAGCGGCGACCGCCGGCCAGCGCATCGTGCGAGACATCGATCTGGATGCGCTGTGCGGCCGGCTTGCCCTTGTTGCGGCGCTCGCCGGTCCAGAAGGTGTAGGCCTCGTGCGCCATGCTCGATGGCGTGCTGAAGTAAGTCTTGCGCCACTTCTTATGCATCGCCATGCCGCTGGCGACCTTGTTCAACTCGTTGAACCCATAGGTCCAGAAGAATTCGTCGAAGTAGAAATTGCCGTGATAGCCCTGCGCGGTGCGTGCGTTGGTGCCGAGGAAGAACAGCTCGGCGCCATTCGGGAACACGATGCTGTCGCCGCCGGAGAGCGTCTCGTCGATCGTCTCGCGCACGAACTGCTGCATGTAGCCGCGGAACAGATGCGCCTGCGCCTTGGACGCACTGAGAAAGATCTGATTGCGCCCAGTGGTGAGCGCATCGATCAACGCCTCACGGGCGAAGTAGAACGTGGCGCCGATCTGGCGTGACTTGAGGATGATGCGGGTGCGCTCGCTGCTGGCCCGGTACCAATCACGCTGATAGTCGAAGCAGCCGTCGACGAACGCCGTGGTCAGCTGTTCGATCTGTTCCTCGCTGAAGTCGTTGCGCTTGGGCTTCTTCTTCGGCGCGGCGTTGCGATTGGCCACAGCCGGATTCAGGTCGGCTTCGTTGCCGCCGCCCTGGTAGCGCTGGATGCGCGCCTGGCGCTCCAGCTGCCGATGCAGCAGATCAACTTCTTTGAAGTCACCGCCGGACTTTTCCGGCTTCATGATCAGTACGACCAGGCGCGCTTCGAGCGCGCCGCCGATGCGCTCGACGTTGTCTGCGCGATCCCACTCGTCACGGGACTTCCAGCTGTGTACAGTCTTCTCGTTCTCGCCGATGGCCTGCGCAATTTCGGTCACGCGCCATCCCATCCAGTACAGGAACTTGGCCTGTCTGCGGGTGTCCATCGGGAGCTGGGTGGCAACGCTTTGCATGCCGATCAGGGTGCAGCACACCTCTCATTCCCGACAGTTGAGCAACGCGTAATCACCTTGTTTACACGGTGATTTCGTTGCTGCGCTATGCGTCGCGTTTGACCATGGGTCATCGCAAACGCATCCAGCGCAGAGGACACCCATGTCGGGCAAGACCAAGAAGTTCCGTTCCAACTGGTTCCGCGTGGCCGTCGAAGGCGCCACTACCGATGGCCGCACGATTCAACGCAGCTGGATCGACGATATGGCCGCGACCTACAACCGTGAGACCTACAACGCCCGCATCTGGATCGAGCACATGCGCAGCCTGCTGCCGGACTCGCCATTCCGCGCGTATGGCGATGTCACCGCCGTCAAGGCCGAAGAGGTGGAGATCGACGGCAGCAAGCGTCTGGCACTGTTTGCCCAGATCGAGCCGACTGCCGACCTGATCACCATCAACAAGTCCAAGCAGAAGCTCTACACCAGCATCGAGGTGCAGGAGAAGTTCGCCAACACCGGCAAGGCGTATCTGGTCGGCCTGGCGGTCACCGATTCGCCGGCGAGCCTGGGTACTTCGATGCTGACCTTCGCCAGCCAGCACCCCGACGCCAATCCGCTGGCCGATCGCAAGCAGTCACCGGGCAACCTGTTCACCGTCGCCGAGGAAACCGCGCTGGAATTCAGCGAGGTCAGCGAAGGGCCGGTCGCCAGTCTGTTGAGTCGGATCCGCACCGCGCTCAAGAGCGAGGACGCCACCAGCATCACCGCCGAGCAGTTCGCCGACCTCGGCCAGGGCGTCGAAGAGATCGCCGAGCACGTGCGCGGCCAGGACGAACGCTTCGACCGCCTGCAGGCCGAACACAACGAGCAGAAGACCAAGCACGAACAGCTGGCAAACGACCTGGCGCAGCTGCGCGCCTCGCTGTCGCAGCAGCCCGATCCGGCACAGCCCGCACGCCCGGTGGTCACCGGCGGCGGCGCGGCCGTGCTGACCGACTGCTGATCCCACACCACACAAACGCCGCAGCGCCCCCCCTTCGGAGCCACCATGCAAAACGCCACCCGCCTGCAGTTCAACCAGTTCGCCGAGCAGATCGCCAAGCTCAACGGCGTCGCCTCGCCGTTCCACTCCTTCGCGGTCGACCCGACCGTGCAGCAGAAGCTGGAATCGCGCATGCAGGAATCGAGCGAGTTCCTGTCCAAAATCAACATCATCCCGGTGGACGAATTGTCCGGCCAGAAGGTGGGCATCGGCGTCACTGGCAGCATCGCTAGCCGCACCGACACCGGCGCCGGCAAGACCCGCACCCCACGCAACGTGGCCGCGCTCGACAAGAACGAGTACCTCGCCAAGAAGACCGACTTCGACACCGCCATCCCGTATGCGTTGCTCGATACCTGGGCAAAGTTCCCGGACTTCCAGGCGCGCCTGCGCGATGCCATCGTCAAGCGTCAGGCGCTGGACCGTCTGCAGATCGGCTTCAATGGCACGCACGCCGCCGCCGACACCGACCGCGCTACGTTCCCGCTGTTGGAAGACGTCAACATCGGTTGGCTGCAGCAATACCGCACCAACGCCGCACAGCGCGTGCTGGCGAGCGGCAAGGCTGCCGGCAAGGTCGTTATCGGCGGCGCCGGAGCCGACTACGGCAACCTCGATGCGTTGGTGTTCGATGTGGTGAGCAACCTGCTGGACCCGTGGCACCGTAAGGATCCGAGCCTGGTCGTGGTGCTGGGCCGCGACCTGATGCACGACAAGTATTTCCCGATGGTCAACAAGGACCAGCCGGCCAGCGAGAAGATCGCCATCGACCTGATTTTGAGCCAGCGCCGCGTCGGCGGCCTGCAGGTGGCCGAGGTGCCGTACCTGCCGGACGGCGCGTTGATGGTCACCTCGCTGGCGAACCTGTCGATCTACTACCAGACCGGCGGCCGCCGCCGTTACATCCAGGAAGTGCCCGCCCGCGATCGCATCGAGAACTACGAGTCCTCCAACGATGCTTACGTGGTCGAAGACTACGGCCTGGGCTGCGTCGTCGAGCACATCGAGATGGAGGCCTAATCCGTGGCCGACAGTCCCGCCAAGCGTCACCACAGCCGCGTGCTCGCCGAGTTGGAAGCAGCACAGCGTGCCCCGCACCAGCTCATGGCCGGTGCAACGGCCTATGAGCAGCATATGGCGCAGCTGCAGAGCGATCGCCTGCGGCTGAAGCAGATCCAGTCCACCCAGGGCAAGGCGGCGCTCAAAGTGCAGCTGCTGCCGGCCTACGTGCCATATCTGGCCGGCGTGCTGGCCGGCGGCCAGGGCGCGCAGGACGAGATCGTCATGACGTGCATGGTCTGGCGCATTGATGCCGGCGACTATGCCGGCGCGCTGGAGCTGGGCGCCTATGTGCTCAAGCACGGCCTGCAGATGCCCGACCGCTTCTCCCGCACCGTGGGCTGCGTACTGGCCGAGGAAGTCGCCGAGGCGGCGTTGTCGGCGCAGAAGACCGGCCAGCCGTTCGATGCGGCCGTCCTGGCCGACACCGCCACGCTGACCGCCGAGCAGGACATGCCCGATGAGGTGCGCGCCAAGCTGCACCTGGCGCTGGCCCGCGCATCGCTGGCGGGCATCACCGATGAGATGCCTGCCGACCAGGCGCAGCCGATCGCCGCTGCCGCTGTGGCCGACCTGCAGCGCGCCATCGCCCTGCACGGCAGCTGTGGCGGCAAGAAAGATCTGGAGCGCGCCGAGCGCTTCTTGAAGAAGTTCAGCGCTGAGCCTGCGGGCACCAGCGCATAACCGAGCGTCCCCGCAACCCTCGTCGGCTCGGGGCCGATCCACAGCACTGCATCGCTGCGGTGACGCCCCGACCACCGGCGATCTCTTCGAGCCATCCATGAGCGGATTCACTGCCACCGGCACCATCAGCGCCACGCCCGATGCGATCGCCAACGCACCGTTCTGGCCGGCGATCGCACCGGCCAGTGTGCGGGCAAGCATGCGCCTGGATGGCACCGTCACCGATGCGCGCCTGCGCCAGGCGATTGTGGCCGCCATGCTGGCCGTCAACGATGAGCTGCAGGCCTGGGCAGACGCGCAGCAAGCCGCCGGCTACGCAGCGCTCGCCGATGTGCCCAGCACCACCGTCGATGGTGTCTCCCGCCGCGTGCAGCTGTACCTGCGTGCGGTGGCGTGTGCGACCGCCGTGGAAGTAGCAGAGCGTTACCGCAGCTTCGACGCGACCGACAGCGCCAACCAGCGCGCCGATGACTTGTCACCCAG